TCATAAATTCAGCACACTTACTAAGATAGATTCATTAAGAAGTGTTACAAATATACTCAAACGTGGTAGTGAAACATCATTTAGTGAAGTTGAGGATAGAACATATGAAATACCTTTTAGTAGTCCATTTCCTGTAGAACGTACATTTGGTACAGAAATTCTTAGTCACGAAGAGGGTTCTATAGATTTTGACAGATTAAATGGAGGAGTTGCCCCAGTATTATGGAATCATAATATGGATTCAGTTATAGGTATTGTCCGTAATGCTTATTTGGACAAAGAAAAGAAAAAAGGAAGGGCAGTTATTGAATTAAGCAGAAATTCTAAGGCACAGGAAGTTAAAAGAGATATAGACGATAAGATTATAAACTCAATTAGCGTTGGTTATCGTATTTTAGAGATGGAAGAAAGAGAAATAGAAGGGAATAACGCTTTTATAGCAACTCGCTGGCAGCCACACGAAATTAGCGTTGTGGCAAGTCCTGCTGATCCCTCCGCTACATTTGGTAGGTCATTAATTGAGGGCAACACTATGCCTAGTGCTAAAAAACAAGATATAGTAGAAGATAAGCGTGTATACGCAGCGTCTACTGACGCACAACTGTCCAATCCTAAAAAACAATTAACTATGGAAAAAGAACAACTTGATTTAGAAGTTGTGCGTAGTGAAGCTACTAAAAAGGCTCAATCCGCAGAACGTACAAGAATTAGAGAAATTAATGCTATGTGTAACAAGCGTGGTTTTTCTGATCTTGCAGACCAGTTGGTAAGTAATGGTTCTTCTGTTGATGCTTGTAGACAGGCAATCTTAGAAAGAATAGATGCAAAGCCTGTTGAAACTGCAAAGCCTATAGAAGAGCAGTTATCACCAAAAGAAAAAGAACAGTATGCCAGAGATTACAAAATCACATCTGGTATCAGAGGTCTTTTAACTAATGATTGGTCAGATAAGGCATCTGGTTTTGCAAAAGAAATTTCACAACAGATTGCAAAAGACTCTCAAAGATCAAACAGCAGCCAATCTTTGTTTATTCCTTATAGTGCATTAGCAAAAAGGGCAACATACGTAACCTCAGGTGCTACTACTGGTGGAAATATCGTAGCTACAGATTTACTAGCTGATGATTTCATAGAAGCACTAAGAAACAGCACAGTAATGGTTGGTTTAGGTGTACAAACATTATCAGGTCTTGTTGGTGATGTTGCGATTCCTCGCAGGTCAGGTACAGCTAGCACAGGGTACTTAAGTTCTGAAACTGCTGCTCTCAGCCAAGCAGAAAGTACCTTTGACCAAATTTCAATGACACCTAAAACTTTAGGAACTTTGTCAAAATTCTCTAGGAATATGCTTATACAAGCAACACCTGGTATTGAAGATTTAGTTAGAACTGACATCTTAGATGGTATTAATGTTGGTCTTGATTTAGGTATCTTAAATGGTACTGGTTCATCAGGACAGCCTACAGGTATCATGCAAACTTCTGGTATTGGTTCTGTTGCTATGGGTACTAATGGTGGTGCTATTACAGTAGATGCCTTAGTCGACCTAGAAACAGCCATGATGGAAGATAACGCTGCTGTTAATGCTGACTCTATTTCTTATGTAACTAACGCTAAGGTATTAGGTGCAATTAAGAAACTAAAAACATCTGGTGGTGAGTACTTAGTAAATAACAACCTACAGGCAATAGGTAGAGGTGGTACACCTGTTGTTGTTAATGGTTATCCTTTAGCTATGACTAATCAAGTACCTAGCAACCTTACAAAAGGTTCTACTTCAGGTTCTTGTTCTGCTGTTGTTATGGGTGACTTCTCACAGGCAATATTAGGATTATTTGGTTCTGGTATTGAAATTACTGCAGGTGAGGATAGTGATGATTTCGCTAAGAACTTAGTTTCTATAAAAGGTGTAGTTGCATTTGATGTAGCTGTAAGACATGCTCAGTCATTCGCAGCGATCTTAGACGTAACCACATAATTGGTTTACTATAAGGGGTGTAACAACCCCTTTTTTTTTATGAAAATCAAATGTTTAAAAAATGTTTGTGCTAGTGGTGAAAGTTTAGTATCAGGCCAAACTTATGATGTGTCAGAAAAAGATGCAGAGTTATTAATCTCAATGGGTAGGGCAGAAGTATACATACCAAAAACAAAGGTTAAGAAAACTGTTACTAAAAAGTAAATGGCATTAGTAGAGGACAGTACAACACAATCTGCATACCTTAATGATTTTGGGGTTAGTTGTACATCAGGTGGTACTACTGCAAAAGCAATATTAGAACAACCAGATTTAGTATTAGCAGGTAATCAAATTGTCAGTACAGATTATCAATTAACAGCAAAGGTAAGTGATTTTGGTTCTTTAATTGCAGGTGCATCAATAACAGTAGATTCTGTTGCTTATACAGTTAGAGAGTTAAGAAAATTAGATGATGGTATCTTTTGTGAAATCAGTATACAGAAAACATGACTACTAAAAGAGAATCTATTATGGCAAGACTTCTTACAGTTCTTGCAAATACAACTGGGGTTAGTACACGTATTTATAGAAGTAGAACAGTACCTTTAACAAGAGGTGAATCACCTGCATTAATATTAGAACCTGTTAGTGATACTGTTGAACAAAACACATCATTACCTACTCTTGACCATTTTTTAACAGTAAGGGTAAGTGTGATAGTAAGAGGTGATGTACCTGATAATGTGGCAGATGCAACTGTTGAAAGTTTGCACAGTAAAATTATGGCAGATTTGACAGTAAATAATTTAGCAATAGATGTACAACCATCTGATACTTCTTTTGAATTATTAGACGCAGATCAACCAGGTGGTGTTATCAGTGTTGAATATATAGTGCGATATAGAACAGAAATAGACGATTTGACGCAATAGATGGTGTTTCTTACTAAAAACATATATTATATAAACATAGTGATTTAATGTAACAATGCCTAAGCTACACCGAAAAAGAAGCATATTAGCAAAAGCGGAATCTAGTTATGCAAGTGACCCTACACCAACTGGTTCTGCCAACTATGTACAGGTAATTGATTTAAATATAGAACCAGTAATTTCTGATGAAGTATCTAGAGATTTGATAAGGCCATATATGGGTAATTATGAAGTATTACTTGCAAATACAAGAGTAAATGTAACCTTTGATGTAGAAATGGCAGGTAGTGGTAGTGCAGGTACAGCACCTAAGTATGGAGCAATATTAAAAGCGTGTGGATTGTCAGAAACAGTTGTTAGTTCTACATCAGTTACCTATGCACCAGTAACAACTCCTTCTAGTAGTGTTACTTTATTTGTTAATTATGATGGTGTAAGGCATAAGGTTACAGGTTGTAGAGGTACATTTAGTATGAATTGTGAAGTTAATTCAATACCACGTATATCTTTTTCTTTAACTGGTATTTTTAACGCACCTACTGATACTGCTTTACCAACTGTAACAGTCAGCAATCAAGCATCACCCTTAATATTTAAAAATGGAAGTACATCAAGTTTTGCTATTTATGGATTTGCAGCAGCATTACAATCTTGGAATTTAGATTTTAATAATGAAGTTATATATAGAGAATTAGTAGGTGGTACAAAAGAAGTTTTAATAACAGATAGGAGACCATCAGGAACAGCAGTTGTAGAAGCTGTAGCATTATCAGCCCATAACTTTTTTACAGACGCAACTGGTTCTTCAACTGGTACAAATACATGGCTTCATGGAACTGTTGCAGGTAATAAGGTTACTGTATCTTGTCCACAATCTGATTTAGGACAACCTACATATGAAGAGTCAGATGGTGTAACAATGTTAAGCCTGCCATTCTATGCAACCCCTACAGCATCAGCTAATAATGAATTTAGCCTTGTATATACATAAAAAAGGGTATACCCTAGTAAATAGTTGCTAGATTTTTATGCCTTTTGTTTTAGATCAGAGTCCATCTTATAAATGGAAAGTAGAAGTAAACGTAAATAAAGATGGAACTGTACATACAGAAGTCTTTACTGCCTTATTTAAAAATATTACTCAATCTAGATTTAAAGAAATGATAAAAATGGTAGAAGATAAACAAATAGATGATATAGATGTAACAAAAGAAATATTAGTAGGTTGGGAAGATATGGAATCAGCAGATGGTACACAGGTAGAATTTAATAAATCTAACCTTAGTAAGTTATGTGAAGTAAGAGGTTTTGCAACTGCTGTAGGTTTTGCATTTATGGAATCAAATCAACAGATTTTTGAAAAAAACTAATAGAGGCAGGTGAATATTGGGTTGCTGGTTCAACTGTCGTAGATAAAACAGCAGAAGATGATTTAGTTTTAGGTATAACTACAGAAAACAATAAAAAAGATAATAATTTTTATGTATTAGAACAAAACTGGCAAACTGTAGAAATGTTTTTACGTTGTCAAACACAATGGCGTGTAGGTATGAATGGAATTATTGGTTTTGACTATACATCTGTTTTAGAAATGATTAAACTGTATAATAAGGATAATTATACTGCTATGCTAGAAAGCCTACAAATTATGGAAGCATCAGTATTAAAAGCATTAAGTAAGGAAAAATAATATGGCAAAGTTTGATTTAGTAGTAGCAGCAAAAACTGTAGGGGCAGGTTCTATAAAACGTCTTGGCAACTCTATGCAGGGTGTTTCAGGAAGGGTTAAAAATTTAAGGTTAGCAATGGGAGGATTAAATAAAACCTTTGCTACTTTTGGTTTATTAATATCTGGTGGTGCTTTTGTAGGGCTTGTAAAAGGTGCAATAGATAGTGCTGATAGTTTTGGTAAGATGGCAGATCAAACAGGTATAGCAGCTAATACATTACAGGCATATGTAAACGCAGGTAAATTAGCTGGTGTTAGCCAGGAAACTATAGACAAAGGATTAAGAAGATTAGCTCAATCTATGAGGGAAGCAGATCAAGGTGTTGCTACATATTCAGATAGTTTTAATGCATTAGGTATATCTGTTAGAGATACTGATGGAGTTTTCAAAACAAGTGAACAAGTACTTGGAGAAGTAGCAGATAAATTTGCAACAATGGAAAATGGTGCAACAAAAGCTGCACTAGCTATGGAAATATTTGGTAGATCAGGAGCTAGTTTAATAAATTTACTAAATGGTGGTGCAGCATCATTAACAGAATTTAATTATGAGGTATCTGAAAATTTTGCACAAAATGCTGAATTTTTCAACGATCAGATAGCAGTTTTAGCAATAAGATTTGATGGATTTAGAAAACAATTAGCAGATTTTTTATTACCAACTTTAAATTCAGTTGTAAAAGTATTTAGTGGTTTGTTTAGTTCAGAAAATGATTTTAGTGGATTTTTTAATGCGTTAAAAATTGGTATTACTGGTATATCTGTAGTAGCCTTAGCAACTGTAAAATTATTTGATGAATTTACTAGAGTAGCAAAGAAGGCAGTAAATTTTGTATCTGGCATATTTAATAAATTATTTGAGGGTCTTGGAAAAATATTTAGAGGTTTTGTAAATATAATTAACAAAGAATTTAACAGAATTGAAGCTAGAAAAATAGCTAATATTGAATTTGAAGCAAAACTAGAAGAAGCAAGAGGTTCAAGAAGTAGTGTTAATCAAATTATGAAAGATCGTGACGCTTATATACAAGAAGTATTTAATAGATTACAACAAGAAGATGCAGATTTAGGTACTGTTGATTTGTTAAAACCAATAACAGATAAATTTAAATCAAGTGCTGGTGATTTACTAAATAATATATTTGGAGAAGAATATATACAAGGTTTTGCAGATAGGTTAGGTGTAAGCATAGAACAATTTAATGCATTATTTGAAAATACAGAAGCACCAGAAAGTTACTTCAATAAAATAACAAAAGGTGCGGAAGAAGCTGGAAATACATTCAGTAAAGCATTTGGTGAAGATATGAAAAATAAACTTACAGGATTTGTAGAAAGTATAAAAACTGTAGGTGAGGCAATGGGTGATGTAGTTATTAAAGGTATAAAAGGTATGGAAGATGCACTTGTTGATTTTGTTATGACAGGCAAATTAAATTTTAAAAATTTAGCTAATTCAATTATTAGAGATATGGCACGTATTGCAATACAACAATCAATTACAAAACCATTAGGTAATTTTTTAGGAGGTTTATTTGGTGGTGGTAGTGCGAAAGGTAATGTATTTAATCAACAAGGATTGGTAGAAGCATATGCAAAAGGTGGTGTAGTAAATAAACCTACATATTTTGCAATGGGTGGTTCTGGTAAATTTGGAATTATGGGTGAAGGTGGTATGCCAGAAGCAATTTTACCTCTCAAGCGTGGTAAATCAGGTAATTTAGGAGTAGAAGTATCTGGTGGTGGTGGTAGTAATATTGTTGTTAATGTTGATGCATCAGGTTCAAATGTAGAAGGCGATAGTACAAATAGCCAGCAATTAGGTAGATTAATAGGAGCAGCAGTACAATCAGAATTAATCAAAGAAAAACGACCTGGAGGTTTATTAGGTTAATGGCTGAAACATTCCCATCTATAGAACCTTCTTATGGTTTAACAAAAAACATAAATCCTAATGTAAATGCTACAAGATTTCAAGATGGTTACGAACACATTATAAAATTTGGTTTAAATATAAATCCTAGAGTTTATAATTTACAATTTAAAAATATAACTGAAGCGGAAAGTGACACTATAGAAACTTTTCTTGATGCTCGTATTACAGATGGTGATTACTTTAATTGGAAAGCACCTGACGAACCAACTACAAGTAAATATCGTGCATTACCTAGAACAAAAACTATACCTTACCCAAATCGTGCAACTATTAATGTTACTTTTAGAGAAGTTTTTGAACCCTAATGACTAGCCCTGTATCTGAACTACAGAAACCTAATCCTAGTAGCATTATAGAGCTTTTTCAACTTGAATTGATTACTGCTATTCATGGTACAAATACAAAATATTATTTTCATAATGGTGTAAGTACAAATGAAAACTCAGATGTAATTTTTGCTGGTAATCAATATACAAGGATGCCGATAGAAGCATCTGGTTTTGATTTTACCTCAAAAACATTACCTCGACCTCGTTTATCAATTTCTAATATTTTAGGAACATTTACAACAATAATTTTAACTCTGCCTCAAGGATTAGAAGGTGCAAAAGTTACACGCATTAGAACTTTAAGTAGATACATTGATAATATTAATTTTACAGGTGGAGATATTTTATTAGAAGATGGTAATTTTTTACTGCAAGAAAATAGTAGTGTTATTGATATGGAATCAGGTATAAATCCATTTGGTACACCTGATCCTACAGCTACATTTTCTACTCAGGTATTTTCTATTGATAGAAAAGTTGCAGAAAATAGAAATGGAATTGAATTTGAACTAAGTGCTAACTTTGATCTTGATGGAGTGCGTTTACCAAAACGTCAGGTATTACCAGCAGACTTCCCTGGTGTTGGATCATTCTTTGCATGATGTGGCAAGATAAAGCATTAGAACACGCATTACAGGAAGAACCAAGAGAGTCTTGTGGTCTGTTAACTGTTAAGAAAGGTAAGAAAATATATTATCCCTGCAAGAATTTAGCTTTTGATCCTACAGATCAATTTATTATTGATGCAGATGATTGGGTAAAAGTCGAAGATGATGGTGGAGAAATAATTGCTGTTGTTCACAGCCATCCAACCACAAGTGCAAAACCAAGCGAGGCAGATAGAGTTGCGTGTGAAAAATCTAATTTAAAATGGTGGATCGTACAGCCACAGCTAAATGATTGGCAATATTGTGAACCTTGTGGTTATAAAGCACCTTTAATTGGTAGGCAATGGGTATGGGGTCTTACTGATTGCTGGAGTTTATGTAGAGATTGGTATAAAGAAGAATTAGGAATAGAACTTATTGATTGGGTAAGGCCAAACGATCCAGAAGAATTTATAAATAATCCTATGTTTAATGATTGTTATGAAGAAACAGGATTTAGAGAATTGCATCCAGAAGAAGATTTAAAATATGGAGATTTATTATTAATGTCAATTAGTAGTAGCGGATTAAATCATATTGGTGTTTACTTAGGGCAGCAAACAGTTTTACATCATTTACAAAATAGATTATCTAGTCGTGATTTATTAGATGAATGGTTGCTAAAATGTATAGGTAAAAGGATTCGTTATGCTAAGAAAAGTTAAGCTATACGGAGAACTTGCAAAGTTTTTAGGTCAAAAGACTTTTGAAGCTGAAGTTCATAGTGCTGCACAGGCTATAAGATTTTTAGTTGTTAACTTTCCGCAGTTAGAAGCACATATGGCAGATAGATATTATAAGGTATCAGTTGGTGATTGGGAAATAAAGGAAGAAGAAATACATTATCCAAATGGACAGGAAGATATAAAGATTGTTCCTATTGTTGGAGGAGAAGGAGGTCGTCAAGGTTTAGGTAGATTTTTACTAGGTGCTGCTTTTATTGGTATAGGTATTGCTTCTGGAGGTGCTGCTTTTGGTGCTGGTGGTTTTACAGGAGTAGGATTTTTAGGTGGTGCAACTGCAATCGTTGGGAATATTGGTATTGCTTTAGCATTATCGGGACTTTCGCAAATGCTTACACCTGTTGAAAATGTTAAAGAAGAAGAACAAGATCCCAGAAGATCTTTTAATTTTAGTGGCATACAAAATACGTCAAGGGCTGGTGTTCCTGTACCTGTGATTTATGGACAAACTATAGTTGGATCAATCGTAGTCTCAGCGAATATTGAGAACGAACAGGTAGAAGTATGAAGATTATAGGTTCTGGTGGAGGTGGTAAAGGTGGTGGAGGCGGTGGTGGTACTCCACATGAGGATAAAGATAATTTAGATTCTAAATCTTTTGCTAGAGTTCTTGATCTAATTGGAGAAGGAGAAATTGGTGGTCTTGTTGATGGTGCTAAATCTATATTCTTTAATAACACACCATTACAGGCTGCTGATGGTTCGTTTAATTTTAAAGATGTTGCATTTGAAACCAGAACTGGAACATCAAGTCAAACTGTTATACCAGTAACAAGAAATGTAGCTGTAACAAAAACTGTTGCTCAAGCTGGTACTGCTATCCCTGCTGGTACTTCTGGTCGTGTTATTCAAATTACTGATTCAGATGTTGATGCAGTTTCTATACAAATAACTGTTCCTGCTTTACAAAAGTTTAGTGATGAAGGAGATATTTTTGGTACTACTGTTGAGTTAGCAATACAAGTGCAATACAGTGGTGGAGGTTATCAAACTGTTTTATCTGGTAATAGTGGAACAATATCTGGTAGAACACCTGATCCATA